AAAAAGTGGAAAAAGAAATAGTGACTGCTTTTGCGAGAGAAGAGGAAACAAAGAAGGGAATGGATGGCAGCCAAATTACCGGAGCCTCATCTTCTTATGCAAGAAAGTATGCTCTTAACGGTCTATTTTGCATTGATGATACAAAAGACAGTGATGCAACTAACACTCACGATAAAGAAGACGCACAACAGCCTGCAAAAACACCGGCTAGTATGAAGAATCCAGTTTATACTGGTGCCCAACTGAAAAAGGCTATTGCTGACATGCTTGCTGTCAAAAGCAGAGCTGAACTTGAAAAAGTATGGTATGCTAATCCGGCTATGCAAAATGATAAAGAGTTTGTAAATGCTTGTATGGAAATGGGCAAAATTTATCCTGCATCATGATAGAGTTGGTTAAATCGAGTGTGGTTTTCTCAGAAGAGAACCACACATATTTTCTTGGTGAAAAGCAACTGAAAGGTATTACCGGAATGATAAGCCGGCAACTATTTCCCAATAAGTATAGGGATATTCCAGAATACATATTGAAAAAAGCTGCTGAAAAAGGCAGTCGTATTCATGGACAATGCCAGTTTGCTGATGTTACAGGATTACCACCCGAGAGTATTGAAGCTATTAATTATATCAGGGAAAGAGTAAATGCCGGATATAAGGCTTTTGCCAATGAGTACACTGTTTCAGACAATGAATATTTTGCATCGAATATTGATTGTGTTTGGGAAAAGGACGAAAAAATCAGTCTTGGCGACATCAAGACTACTGCAAGCCTTGACCGTGAGTATTTGAGTTGGCAGCTATCAATCTATGCCTATTTGTTTGAACTTCAAAATCCACTAATTAAAGTTGATAAACTGTTTGGCATTTGGTTACGTGGAAATAAGTCGGAATTAGTCGAGATTGAGCGTAAGCCGGATGCAGAGGTTAAGAGATTACTGGAGTGTGAGATTAAAGGTGAACAGTTCTTACCTAATGCTCCTGTTCCAGCCGATGAGAAGCAGCTTATTCCTATGCAATTAGTAAATACTATTATTGGAGGTAATTAAAATGAGTAAGAAAAACAAAGATAATAAGACTAAGACTAAATCTAATAATTTTGATTGTCATTGTAATGATGTTAATTTAGATACTGATATGTCTTGTGATTGTCATAAAGATAATTGTCATTGTACTAAGAAGAATAGTACTAATAATTTTGAAGAAAAAGGAGAATAGGGTTACCTACTCTTCTTTTACTTTATAGTACTTGTTTATAATTACTCTTCTTCTTTTAATTTATCTAATAAAGAATTATATTCATTAGTAATTTCTTCTAATCTTTCTTTAGTTTTAGCTTCATATCTAGTTGTTATATTAGGAGTAGTATTAGACTTTCTAACTAAAGCAAAACCATCATCATATAATACTTTAACACCATCAATAGTAAGATAGTTATAACCTTTTTCTTCAGCATACTCCTCTACTCTACTTACTATTTTATCTTTAATAGCATCTTCTACTGGGACTTTATTTTCATCAGTAGAATAATATACTGGGATATTATCTAGTAATTCAGTACATTTCTTATTAGTTTTAGATAAAATTTCTACTAATCTTAAACCAGCATATATACCATCATCATTACCAATAAATTTATCTCTAAAATATAAATGTCCTGACATTTCTCCACCAAATGGATAATCATTCTCAACAGATATTTTTTTAGTATAAGAGTTTCCTGTTCTAGTTTCTACTGGTTTAACACCTAATTTAATTAATTCATCTTTTAAAGCCTTAGAACATTTAACATCAAAAAAGCCTTCTTTTTTAGCTACTTTATTATAAATATCTCTCCATATTATTATCATAAATTTATCTATTGGTATCATATTACCTTGATTATCCACTACCCCTACTCTGTCGCCATCACCATCAAAGGCAATACCACAGTCAGCTTTTACTTCAAGTACCTTTTCTTTTAGTTGTTTTAGATTCTCTTCTACCGCAGGATCAGGATGGTGATTAGGAAAAGTTCCATCCGACTCATCAAATATAGGAATATATTCTATATATTCATTACTTTTAAAGATATCATGAGCAACTATACTAGTAGTACCATTACCACAGTCATATACTACTTTTAATTTATTATTACCCATATCAATATGATTATGTATCATCTTAACATAGTCTTCCTTAATATCAGCATATTCTATCGTACCATTTCCTTCAGAATATATACCATTTATTATTACATAATATAAATCACTTACATCTTTACCAAACATATTATGAATACCATTATAACTCATTTTAAAGCCATTATATTCTTTAGGATTATGTGAAGCAGTAATCATAATACCAGCATGAATATTTAGTTTATCCCAAGCATAATAGTACATAGGAGTAGTTACTAAACCAAGTCTAACAACATTTACTCCTCCCTCAGTTAATCCTTTTACTAAGTTTTCTTCAATTATCGGACTAGATAATCTATTATCATAACCTACAATCATTTTATTTTTACCAAAACTTAGTAATTTAGTAGCATAAGCTCTACCTATATGATATGATATCTCTTCAGTAATATCTTCATTCCATATACCTCTTATATCATATTCTCTAAACATTAATCTATTTAATTCCATATTTAATCTCTCCTTTTATATAATTCATAATTTTCTTTTAATATATCAGTACTAACATTTGTATATATCTGAGTAGTAGTAATACTAGAATGTCCTAACATTTCTTGAATAGTACGAAGATCTGCTCCATTATTTAATAAATGAGTAGCAAAAGAATGCCTTAACATATGTGGAGTTATATTCTTATCAATATTCTTTTGTTTAGCTATATCTTTTATAATAAGAAAGAAACCTTGTCTACTTATCCTTTTACCATGATTATTTAAGAATATATTCTCAGTATAATAACCTTTCTTCATACTATCTCGATATTCATAGATATATTTCTTTAAGTATTCTACTGCTAGTTCTCCTACTGGAACTATTCTTTCTTTATTTCCTTTACCAAAACATTTAACATAACCATTATCTAAATCAATATCTTTTAATTTCAAATCTACTAACTCACTTACTCTAAGTCCTGAAGAATACATAAGTTCAAGCATAGCTTTATTTCGATAATCAAAAGCATTATTTAATTCTATATCTAATAAATTATCTACTTCTTCTATTGAGAGAATATTAGGTAATTTTCTTCTTACTCTAGGTTTATCTATCTTAATACTTATATCTTCAATATGATATTTTTCACTTAGATATTTATGAAATAACTTTATAGATACTATCTTTCTAACAATACTAGTCTTTTCATAATTATTTTTATCTAAGTATGTAAGATAATCAATTATATCTTCTTCATTAATATTTAAAGCACTATTTATATGTTTCTTTTCTTCTATATATTCTAAGTATTTATATATATCTTCAATATAAGATTCAACTGTTGTATCTATTTTTTTTAATTTAATAGCGGTTAATTCTATCTTATATTCACTTAATATATCTTTATTTTCTTTACTCAGTTTTAAATTATCTATCTTTATCATATTACCTACTCTCATATAAATTATATCATTTATTATTATTTTAGTAAACTTTATGAGATTAATTTTACACTTATTTAATATATCAAACTATATCTATTATACATAAGTATATAGCTATTTTAGTTTGTAAAAAAACATATCCTTGCAATTTTTACAAACTAATCATAATAAAACACCTACCCTTTTAATAAAAGTTTTATTTATACATTACTAAAAATTAACAGGGTCCTGTAACTCTTCTATAAATACATTTTTTTGTTCTATAGTCATACATTACTAAAAATTAACAGGGTCCTGTAACATATGATGCTTATTATATTGAAAACAAATAGTCATACATTACTAAAAATTAACAGGGTCCTGTAACATGGAATTATGGATAAGAAGTCAAGATAAAAGTCATACATTACTAAAAATTAACAGGGTCCTGTAACGTGATGAAATTGGCATTACATCTAACGAACGTCATACATTACTAAAAATTAACAGGGTCCTGTAACGCTAGACCATTACCAAAATAAGTATCTACTGTCATACATTACTAAAAATTAACAGGGTCCTGTAACAAAATTCACTCATCATCAACCATTAACACCGTCATACATTACTAAAAATTAACAGGGTCCTGTAACCACTTATACCCATTTTTTATACAACTTGTGGTCATACATTACTAAAAATTAACAGGGTCCTGTAACTATGATGCTGCGCAACATCTAAATAAGAAGTCATACATTACTAAAAATTAACAGGGTCCTGTAACCATTAAGCATCGTTTCTTCTATGCCATTATGTCATACATTACTAAAAATTAACAGGGTCCTGTAACAGATATTATGATTATTGTTTTAGATATAGAGTCATACATTACTAAAAATTAACAGGGTCCTGTAACGCGTCTACCGCACTACGTACAATGTCCATAGTCATACATTACTAAAAATTAACAGGGTCCTGTAACAGGTAGTAATGTTACAAAGTTAACTGGAACGTCATACATTACTAAAAATTAACAGGGTCCTGTAACAAAACTTTTTTACATAAGGGTTTTGCTCCTGTCATACATTACTAAAAATTAACAGGGTCCTGTAACGATAAATTGATAAGAAAGACCCAAAATAAGGTCATACATTACTAAAAATTAACAGGGTCCTGTAACCATTTTTTAATAATACTACTTTGACATTACGTCATACATTACTAAAAATTAACAGGGTCCTGTAACGTCTGTTATTAGAGGTTATGACAGAACACCGTCATACATTACTAAAAATTAACAGGGTCCTGTAACCCTGTTGTGGTAGACAATAATTCAACAGAAGTCATACATTACTAAAAATTAACAGGGTCCTGTAACTTAATAGTAACTATATATTTCTCGTCATATGTCATACATTACTAAAAATTAACAGGGTCCTGTAACCAAATTCTGGTAGTGTCAATAGAACCGTGAGTCATACATTACTAAAAATTAACAGGGTCCTGTAACCCTATAGCTTGAGTCATATCAGGGAATAAGTC